TTAAAGAAAGATTTTACAATTTAGATTGGGGAATATCACATTCGTGTTTTGATTATGAACCATTTGGATATGGAATATTTGAAGCAATAGATTATGGAAAGTTACCAATATTAAATGAAAATTGGCACGTTCCATTGGATTACAAATATAAAGCAAAAGATAAAGATTCTTTTGTAAAAATATACGAAGAAATGTGTAAAGATGATTTTGAAACTCGTAAAACAGAATTTAATAAATTAAAAGAGTGGATGATTAAACATTTTTCTGACAAACAATTATGGAAACAAAAACTTTTAGATATTTATAACAGATAACTTACACAACTATGGCAAGAACCAATTTATCATTAGGGAATTTATTTAGAGCAGTTAGCGGTTCAGTAAGAACTGGTGCTGTATCTTTGGGTGGATTAAACGGAGGGACATCTAACACAAATTTACAAGGATTTTCATTTGATTCAGTAACGATAACTCCACCAACTTTTACATATATTGTAGAAAGCACAACTGAAAATGCATTCTTTTCTTTTGGAACATCTGGTTCTATTGTTGCCACAAAAGTTGCAACACAGGCCAATAACTTTACTTGTTCATTTAATAACGCAAACTTTTCAGTAGGAGCTGCAACTTTAGGAACGAATCCAACATTCCCTATCACTCCGGCAGCAATAGCAGTATCAAACTATTCGGAAGCATCGGCAACTCTTACTATGGGATATGCAGATGGATTCAATTTAGCAGCAACCAACTATGGTGTTGCATCAACAAAAGTGTTATACGCAGTAGATGTTTATAATACAATAAACCAACCTGATTTCTGTTTATTATTTGGAACAAAAATTCAATTAGCAAACGGAACTGAACTAAATGTAGAAGATTTGAATGTTGGTGACCAAATTAAAGCATGGGTCCCAACAGGATTACCTGATGAATCTATATCAGTTGATAGTCAAGAAACAGAATGGAGATTTTTCAATTCAGAAGTATTAGATGGAGCTGAACAAAATGTAACAGTTGAAGATTTAACATTTAACTTTGCAGAAGGATATTTCTCAATCAATGATGGTTTAATTAAAGCAACTGAAACTCACCCACTTTATGTTTATTGTAATGAAATACAAAAATACAAATTCAAAAATGTAGGTGATATACTTCCTGGAGATAAATTAGTGATGCAAGACCAAACCGAAGTTGATGTATTTAATATTGAAGTAGTTAAAGAAGATGTTGAAATTGTAACAGTTAACGTTGAAAATGCGGACGTTTATATTTCAAATGGTTTAATATCACATAACAAAGGAACAACAACACAACCATCTATTCCATCAACAGGATTAAGATTGTATATTGACCAATACAAAACGGCATCTTATAATTCAGGTTCTGCAGCAGCAGATTGGTTGGATTTGAGTGGTTATAATACCGGTGTAAGACCTGCAGGTGTTTCAAACGCAGCGGGTATCACAGGTGGTAACCCAACATCTACAAATGGTGCAAATAAAAAAGCATCATTTGCAACATTTAACGGAACTAACCAATTCTTTTACAAAGATACGACAACTAACATTAATGGAGGGTATTCTCAATTTAATGTAAATACAGGTACAATTCACATTTGGGTAAGACCTACAACAACATTGGGAACATCATCTAGATTTATTTTTGATTATGCTGGATTTTATGGTTTAGCAATTGAATCTACGGACAACTCTACATTAAATAGAGTTAAATTTTATGGTAGTTCGTTAGGCAATAGTGCACAATTAACAACATCATTATCTGCTGGAACAAACTATTTGATTTCAGCAACATTCCAACCTTCTGGAACTTGTACTATATATGTTGATGGTAGTTCAGTAGGAACATTTGCATCATCGGCATTCACTGCACCATCATCTACTAACTTTGTAACAATTGGTAGTAATAGTGCAAGAACGAGTTTTTGGAATGGTGGTATACAGGCTGTATTGTTCTACAATGTATTACAAAGTGCAGCAACCGTTCAACAAGTATATAACCATTTCTCAGTAGCATTGAAATAATATTTGATGTTTTGAGTTAAAATATTATATTTATATTGAGAATTAATAAAATAAAATTAAAGCATATAAAATGGCAGAAAAGATAGTATCACCAGGCGTATTTACTAAAGAAAACGACCTTTCATTCTTACAACAAGGTGTAGCTGAAATAGGTGCAGCGTTTATTGGCCCATTTCTAGAAGGACCAGTAGTTCCAACAATCGTAAATTCACAAGCTGAATTTGAACAATTATTTGGAGCAGCTGATGGAACATATTATACTCCATTAGCAGTACAAAATTATTTAAGAGAAGCAGGAACTGCAACTATTTGTAGAGTAGCTGGTGTGGGTGGATATACTGAAACAGGTTCGTTGATTTTACAAGCAACATCAGGATCAGTATCAGCTAGTTTAGGTATTTTATTTAATACCGCAACTAATAATAATATTGGATTTTATTCACCACAAACTTCAGCTTCCGTTGGAGGTAATGGTGAATTTGTATTAAGAACAAATAGTGGTAGTTTAAACATATCAGCATCATTAGATTCTTCCGATGGAAATGATATCGAAGCAGTATTTGGAACTTCACCATTCGGTGCTAAAACTGCATACTCATACGCATTCTTTAAAAATGGTACATCCATTGATTTCGCAAGTGGAGTTTCAATAACTGCATCAGTATTAGGTCCTCAATTATTTACAATTGATGCACAAGAAGCACAAACACCAATTATTGAATCACAATTAATAAGTGGTCAAAGAGTTAATTTATTTCAATTTGAAACTTTAGGTGTAGGCAATTCTGCAAACACAAAAGTAAAAGTTGCAATCACAAATATTAAAGCAGCGGGTAGTGTAAATGGTACAGATTATGGAACATTTACGGTTGTTGTTAGAGCATTTGGTGATACTGATAAGAAAAAGAATGTACTAGAAACTTGGGCAAACGTAAACTTAGACCCTAACTCTCCAAACTTTATTAGTAGAGTAATTGGTGATAGAAAATTATCAATAGCAAATGATGGCAAAATAACTGAAACTGGAGATTGGGTTAATAATTCAAAATATATTAGAGTAAAAGATTTAAATGTAAATGCACCTGTTCAAGCAGTTCCATTTGGACACGAATCATATCACTCAATAGTATCAGGTTCAACAGCTGTTGTAGGAACAATACCACCTGTATCATTCTCAACAGGTTCAGTTGCACAATCAGGTTCTGTATTATTTCCTGGTATTGATTTAGATAATAACAATGATAATAAATTATATTTAAAACCAATTCCAACAGGTGCATCAAACGCAGCTAATCCAGAATTTGGATTAGATTCTGCATCACAAAATTCATTAGTAGTTGGTGATAGTAGAGCACAATTTATTGTAGCATTTCAACATGGTTTTGATGGAATGAATCCAGCAACACCAATATATAAAGGCTCTGATATTTTACCTGGAAACACACAAGGATTTGATTTATCAAGTGTTTCATCAAAGGGTTCAATGGCGTATATGAAAGCAATTAATGCTTTATCAAATGCAGATGAATTTGATATCAATATGGTAGTTGCACCTGGTGTAAACAAAGCAGACCATTCTTATGTTTGGACATCTATTTTAGATATGGTTGAACAACGAAATGATGCATTCTTTATCGCAGATGCAGGAAACGCTGGTACATCTTTAAATGCTACTAACACAATTGCACAGGGTGTGGATTCCAATATGGCAGCCGTTTATTATCCTTGGATTAAAACAATTGATGTAAACACAAACAAATTAATCACAGTTCCACCATCAGTATTACTTCCAGGTGTATTCGCAGCAAACGATAGAGTAGCAGCAGAATGGTTCGCACCGGCAGGTTTGAATAGAGGTGGTTTAATTGGAGCAGTAAGTGTATTGAATAGATTAACACAATCTGAAAAAGATTCATTATACGAAAACAAAGTAAACCCAATCGTACAATTCCCTGGACAAGGTATTGTAGTATTCGGACAAAAAACATTACAAGATAAACCTTCGGCATTAGATAGAATCAACGTAAGAAGATTATTATTGACTGTTAGAAAGTATATCGCATCTACATCTCGTTTCTTAGTGTTCGAACAAAACACTTCAGAGACTAGAAATAGATTCTTAAATATCGTTAATCCTTATTTAGAATCAATCCAACAAAGACAAGGTCTTTACGCTTTCAGAGTGGTAATGGATGAAACTAATAATACACCAGATGTAATAGATAGAAACATTATGAAAGGAGCTATCTACTTACAACCAACTAAGACAGCTGAATTCATTCAAATTGATTTCAACATCTTACCAACTGGAGCAGCATTTAACGGATAATTTAGAAAACAGATATTTATATAAAAGAACAAAAAAATAAAGTAAAATGCCAGAAATATTAGAGTTTGATAAAATTTTCTATAAGAATTTTGAACCTAAGTTAAGTAACAGATTCATTATGGAAATCAATGGTATAGAGTCATATATCGTTAAAACAGCGAATAGACCAACATTCACATCGGAAGTTGTTGAATTAGACCATATCAACGTAAAGAGAAAGATTAAAGGAAAATCAACTTGGGATGATGTAACTATTACTCTTTATGACCCAATTGTTCCATCTGGAGCACAGCAAGTTATGGAGTGGGTTAGACAATCACATGAGTCATTAACAGGTAGAGATGGATACGCAGCTTTCTATAAGAAGGATATTACATTCTATCTATTAGGACCAGTAGGTGATAAGATTGAGCAGTGGACTTTGAAAGGTGCATTTATATCTCAAGCTAACTTTGGTGAATTAGATTGGGCATCAAACGACCCATTATCAATTGAATTGACTTTGGCATACGATTACGCAATCTTAGAATTCTAATAGTATTTAAAATTATAAAAAGAAGGGGAAGCAGAAATGTTTCCCCTTTTTTATTTTTTTGAAAAAAGAATATATATAATAAACAAAGTTATACGAAAATATGGAACAAAACATTGAACAACAAGTTACAAGAGGATTAGGAAACCAACCCACACCTAATCAAAAATCATTTCAATTTCCAACCGAAATTATTAGTTTACCATCAAAAGGATTGGTATATCCTGAAAGTAATCCATTATCAAAAGGTGAGATTACAATTAAGTTGATGACTGCTAAAGAAGAAGATATTATCACAAATACAAATTTAATTAGAAAAGGTTTACACATTGATAAATTATTAGAATCAATTATAGTAGAACCTGGTGTAAATATTAATGATATAGTATTGGGTGATAAAAACGCAATATTGGTTTCTACAAGAATATTCGCATTTGGACCAGAATATAGTGTTACAATTAATGACCCGGCTGATAATGAACCAACTGAAGTTACAATTGATTTATCTAAAATTAAAATCAAAGATGTAGATGAAGCAAAGCTAAATAGAGATAACGAATATGAGTTTGTATTACCTAAATCAGGAACTCCAATTAAGTTTAAATTACTTACACATGGTGATGAAATAGCAATTGCAAAAGATATAGAAGCATCTGAAAAAACTTTAAAGCAATCAAACGAAATTACAACCAGATACAGAAGAACAATTGTAGAAGTAAATGGTGTTAGAGATTTTGGATATATTAGTAATTTTGTTTCCAACCAATTATTAGCAGCTGATTCAAAAGCACTTAGAAAATATATTTCAGAAATTAATCCTGATTTAGATTTGACATTTGATTATGAATCTCCAATGACGGGTGAAACGGAGGCACTTCGTATCCCGTTTGGGGTTGACTTTTTTTACCCTACCGATTAATTATTCAATAACATTACATCAAAGATTATTTCAATTAATCTATTACGCTAATGGTGGTTTTAATTGGCATGATGTTTACTTTATGCCTACAAAACTAAGAGAATTTTATTACAGAGAATTAACCAAAACCAAAGAAGAAGAAAGAAACGCAGCTGAAAGGGTTTATAAATCAAATACACCAAACACATCAAAGACTAGGAAAAGATAATTCTGTTATATTTATAATAGATAAATAGATACATATGCCTAAAAAGATATTAGTTAAAGAAGCCGGATTAATTGATTTTTTCAAAAGCTTTTTTAATGCAAAAGCACAAGGAAAAGAAAGTGAGTGGATTCAAAGACTTCGTAAAGCAGACTCAGGTTTAGCTGATGTGTGGTCTGATTTTGATGATAAAGTTTCTAAAAGTATGTATCAACAAAAAAGAGATTTACAATCAATAGGATTAGATACAAGTCACATAGATAAAATCATTAAAAAATACGGATTAAAAAACGTTTAATTTAATCCAATATGGCAAAGGGTATAAATCAAGGTTCATCATCCCAAAGAAGAATTACAGAACTACAAGCAGAACAGGCTGGTTTAGAAAAAACTTCAAAAGAATATCTTAAGATACAAGATATAATTGATAAAATCAATAGAAAATTAGAAAATTCTGTTGAAAATATTGAAGAATTTTCAGATAGTGTTAAAAGTTTGGGTGCATATGTAGGAAAGAGTAATAAACTATTCGAAACTATGAATTTACTTTCGGATAGTATGCAAGCTAGTATGATTTCTATTAGTGGCACTCTGAAAGCAATGCCTGCCGAAGCTGGAAAATTTAAAAAAGAAGCATATAAGGCAACCGATGCATATAAAAGAATGGGTAATGTGATGGCTGTTAACATGAAAAAGTTAAAAAAACAGCAAATAACAACAACCCAATATAATGAATCAATTTTAGATTCATATGATGATTTAGAAGAATCAATAGAAAGATTAGAAAGCCAATTAGATAGCTTAACAGGTACTGCAAAAGTGCAGGGAGAAGTTGCATTAAGAACATTTAAAGGTCAAAAAGATGCATTAGAAGCAGCTGCAAAAGCAGCCGAAAAAAGTAAAAATGCAATTCAAGGACTTGACTTTGCAACATCTCAATTTGCAGCAACAGGAATTCCTGCAGCAGGTGAATTTGGAAAAGTTTTAGAAACATCAGCACAAGGTGGAAAAGGATTGGTCTTAGCAATGGCCGCATTAGGTGCTGCTCTTGGTAAAGTTGCATATGATTTAGGATTGGTTGGAGATAAGATAGGAACAATTGCCGAATATGATTTACGATTAGCACCTATTACATCAAGAATAGAACAAATTAAAAATGCTGTTACGGGTTTAGTAAAAATAGACAGAGCAGGTGGAAAATTTGCATTTGAGTTACAAAGAATGGCTGCGCAGTTTGAAGCGGCATCAAAAACTGCATTGTTTGGTGATAGATTGGGTTCTGTTGGATATGGGGCAGCACAATTACAAATGGCCGGAATAAGTGCGGAAAAAATTGCTGGAGCAATGAAAGAAACATCTCAATTGATGGGTTCAAATGTTTCTGCAAAGTTTGGTGCAAATGTTGCAATATTAGCACAAAGAACAGGTCAATCTGAAGGTAGTATAGCAGCTATCAATGATTACTTTATGCGTGCAAGTAATACAAGTGCCGAAGTTGCATTGAATATGCAAGAAGGAATGAGAGCAATGGCTGAACAAGCAAATATAAACTTGGGAGCATTGATGGAAGATGTTGCTGAAGCTTCTAAAAACGCACTATCATATCAAATTAAATCAGGTCCAGCATTAGCAAAAGCAGCTGCATTTGCAAACTCAATAGGTGTTAAGTTTACAAGTATTGCAGAAGCAGGAAAGAATATGGTTCTTAACTATAAAGATAGTATAAAGGCAGAGATGTCATTATCCGCAATGTTAGGAAGAAGAGTTGATTTATCACAAGTAAGAGCATTATTTGCATCTGGAGATACAAAAGGTGCAATGAAAGCTTTAAAAGCACAAGGACTTAATCCTGCTAATATGAATATGTTCCAACAACAACAATTATCACAAGCGTTGGGTGGAGCAAATTTGGATGATTTACAAAAAATAGCAACAAGAACAGGAAGAGAAGTAGGACTTGGTGAAGGAAATGTTGGTAGAGGAAATCAAGGATTTTTAAGTAGAACTCAGGCAGCACAAGAAGCTTTAAATGTGGCAAACGCTAGAATAAGTGTAGCGGAAGCTGATTTTGATATAAAGACTCGTCAACTTGAAGATGAAGCAATTCAAAAAGAAATTTTAAAAAGAGGTGAGTTGTATGATTTGATGGAAAAAGAATTACAACTTAAAACTAAAAAAGATATTGCGACAGGATTAGGTCAGTTTCTTTCATCAATAGTTGGAGCAATAGTTGGTGCAGGTATAACGGCTTTAATGTTGAGAGGAGGTAAAGGTTTGGGTAACATATTTAAAGGTGGAACGGCAGCAGCTGCAGGATTACCAAGTGCAGCAACAGGTGGAGCAAATTCTGGATTAAAAATGGTTAAGGGTGGTTTGGTTCAAAATGCACAAGGTAAATTTGTATCCAGAGCACAGGCAGATGCATTCAAAGCATCACAAGGATGGGTTCAAGCTAAATCAGGTGTTTATTATAAACCAGGTAGTTCGCAAGCAAATGCAATTATGGCTGCAAAAGGTGGTATGACCGGAGGAGTAGCACCAACATCTTTAGCAACAGGAGTAGCAAATACAGCTAAAGTAGGATTTGGTGGAAAGGTTGCATCTAATTTAGCCGGTGGTGTTAAGGGTGTGGGTGGTGTATTGAGTGTATTAACTGCAGCACTTGATTATAAAAACAGAAAAGAGGCAGGACAGACCACACTACAAGCAGCATCCGGCGCAGGTGGTGGTGCAACTGGAGCATTAGCAGGTGCAGCTCTTGGTAGTGCAATAGTTCCGGTAGTAGGAACAATCATAGGTGGTGCAATTGGATATTGGGCAGGAAGTTCTCTTGCAGATACATTAACAGGAGCAAATAAACCAACAGTCGAAGCACAAGAAGAAACGCAGGCACAAGTTGAATTGAGTAATCAACAACTTCAAAGTGAACTTCAAAATGGTAATTTATTAGATGCTAATGAGTATTCCGTTGAATTGCAACAAAAAATGTTAGTAATGATGGGATTGCAAATTGAATATTTAAATGATATAGCAGAATCGAATAGAACTATAAATCCTGTAAATTTAGATGGTAAGAAAGTATTGGATTTATTAAATAGTAGAGTTAATAAAGGATACGGAGTTACAAGATTAGCATCAGTCAATAGAAAGGTAGGATAAATTATTTTATTAAAAGATATTTATAGTAAATAGTAAACTATAAATGGCAACATTACGAGACCTTTTTAAATCACAGAAAAAAGAATTATATGGTAAATCCGAAGCTATTAGAATTGATAGTAGAGGTTTAATCAATCCACCAAGAGGTGCTGCATTACTTTTATCATCTCCAAATGCAATAGGTGATTTAATAGGTAATCAAGTTGCAGGTGCATTTCGTGGTTCTGCAAATAGACCTTCTGATACTATTTTTAGAGGAAAATCTTTATTATCAAAACCCATATCTCTATTTAAAACACCTGGTCAATTAAGAAATGCAATTGAACCTGGAACCGATTACTATGTAAAACCAGCACCAGCACCAAATTCAATTATAGGAACTATAAAGCAAGGTGCATCTAGTCCTTTGGGAGTGGTTGCCAATCTTGGATTAAATGCAATTAAAGGATTAAAAGATAGAAATCCAACAAGAGGATTACCATATGGAGATAAATTTCAAACTACGGTAGATGGTAAAGATATAAAAAAAACTACAACTTTTTCAAGTCATTTTACAAAATATAATGATAATAAAGAAGCACTTGTAAAAGTAATAGGAGAAATAGTCGAAAGAAAAGGAGCACAATTAACAAAATGGGATAATGCAAATGATTATATACTATCAACAGAATCATTAACAGAAGATGAATTAAAAAAGAAACAAAAAGAATACGAATTACAAAATCAAGTATGGGTTACTTTTAAAAAATATGGAGATGTTGAAATAATACCATTTAATGGAACAATATCAGGTATAACTGAAGATATAACACCAGAATGGAATAACTTTAGATATTTGGGCTCTCCATTTAAATCATATAGATATTTGGGTGTAGAGAGAACTTTAAATTTTGAATTAAAATTATATTATAATCAAGAAAAAGAAAAAAATGTGATGATTAAAAAAATAAATTATTTAAAATCATTAGCATTTCCTTATGACCAAATTTCAGAAATATCGTATGGTAGTGAAAATCAAAAATCACAATATGCGTTTTCTCCTAATTTGGTTTATTTATCAATTGGTGATTTACATAAAAATACATTGGGGTTTATTGAAACTCTTTCTTTTGCAATAGATGAAAATACGGTTTGGCCAAATTTCAATTATAATATGGAAGATGGTGGAAAGAATGATTTATACCCATCAGTAATAACTGTTACAATTGCAATGAAAATAATAGAACAACATAAAACGGAAACCGTTAAAGGTGGAATAACAAAATATAAATATAATTTTGATGGCAAGTAGATATCAATATTCAACAACATTAACCAACAAATATACAAAGAAAAAATATTTGAGTAGTGTTTTATATCCTAAAATAAAACCAAATGATAATGATTTGTATATAATTTCACAGCAAGGTGATAGATTGGATATTCTTGCAGATAAATATTATAATGATTCATCGTTCTGGTGGATTATAGCTGTTGCAAACAATTTAAATGATGCATCTTTATCAATTGAGCCTGGTACACAAATGAGAATACCATCAAATGTTTCTAAAATATTAAATGATTTAGAAAAAATAAACAACTAAGTTATGGGATTTCCATTTATTGCACCTTTAAAAGAAGAATTAGTAAATAAATTTAAAAAAAGAGAAGATTCATTAAACAGAGATTTACTTTCTTTAAAAATGCCGTTTGCTATGTTAAGTTCGGCAGCGGTTGTAACTAAAAGAATAAGTGGTGCTGAAATCAAAAAAATTATAAAAGACCAAGCTTGGCCAACAACACAAGATACTTATTATGGTTGTGTAATTACCAATACAACGGATATAAAAAATATTTATCAAACGGGAGAAACTTTAGTTGGATATGACTTAAACGGAAAACCAATTAAAGTTGTAGGAGAAACAAATAGAAGAGTATCGGTTCCAATTATAACAGAAATACAGATAGATACCGATGGTAACAATAATACTTTAAAAGAAGCAACAATTAGTGTAAAAGTATTTACATTAAAACAATTAGAAATGTTCGAATTGTTTTTTTTAAGACCTACTATGGATATTGTTTTAGAATTTGGCTTTGGAAATATTAGAGAAGGTGGTGTGTTTGGAGGAGCTATTAAAAATTTAAACATAGAAAAAAATATGTTTGCAAATAAAGGTTATGCGGAGTGGGAAAAGAAGTATGTAAATATATTTTCAAGGGCAGATAATGCATATAAAAAAGCAAAGCAAGAATATTTAAAAGTTTTAAAAGAAACAAATTTTGATTACGATTATATGGCCGGAAAAGTTACTAATTTTAACTTTTCACCTGATGTGGATGGTTCGTATAATGTAAGTATTACTTTATCAACTGGTAATGAGTTACAAATGTGGATGCCATTAAAACAAGCATCTGATTTTGGAAAAATATCAAGAGCATCAAATAATAAAACAACACCATATCAGCAATGGGTTAACAAATTGGCAGCAGATATCAATCTACCAAAATTAGTTGAAAATGGTATATTGGCTGATGAGAAAAAATGGAAGTTGGAGTTTTTTAATTGGGGAATAGTAAATAAAGATGAAAAAGATACAAATTATTCAAAAGATTCTTATATATCTTTTAGATTAATACTTGAAATAATAA